CGTCGTGGCGCAAGCTCCGGGCGGCGCCCCGACGCAGGTGTTCGCCGTGGGCGGCTTCACGCAATTGGAGGCGCTGGCGGTTGCCTTGGCGCCGCTGGCCCTGGAAATGCAAATCGACGATGACGAAGGCTTTGGGCCTGCCACTGCGCTCGCCGCTGGAATGCGCGCGGCAGAGTGGGCCAAAGACATCTTGCACGGCATCAAGGAAGGACTGGCGAAATGATTTTTCGAGAGATAGAAGCATCTGTCGGTGCCGCGAACGCGAAGGCCGACAGAGAATTTGAAGCTTCACTTATCGGAAGATCGCCAATCGAGCAAGACGCGATGCGGATGATTCGCAAACGCCTACAAGAGTCCGTACAGGCAGAATCCGACGCGAACGAGTGCGTCGTTTTGTATGGCGATGGCTCGGCAGCCCCGAGTTCGGAAATCAAGGGCGATATATGAAAAGCGGCGACCCGTGCCCTTGCGGCGGTCGGCTTTACGTCGCCAATTCGGAGCCGCACGGCGCGCATCAAGTGCGATACCTTGCGTGCGACAGGTGCGGCAACCGGCCGCCGAACAACAAAGTCATCGTGCCGGCCGAATTCATCCGCCGGCGCGGCGTTGCGTAATTACGCACTAACGACGATCAAGAGAAAGCATTCATCGGGTAATATCCCCATAGACAAATCAACTTCACAGCCGTCGCGCCAATCGGTTCGCTAAAGCATCCGACGCGCGGCGGAACAGTGACTACGGCTTTCGCTGATGCAAGGCACGGGTCGCTCGCAAGTTTCACAACTTGCCGGCGGCGCGTGCCTTTTTCGTTTCGGCAGCCTCCGGCTCTAACTTGGAGGCTCCCTAATGGCATCGACTTTGATGCGACTGCAAAATCGGGCCGCGGCCGTGCTCGAAGAGATGAAGGCCCTGCGGGCGAAGGCGGACGCCGAACAGCGCAGCGCGCTGAGCGACGAAGAGGACACTGAATTCAAGGCGCTCGAAGTCGAGGCGGATTCGCTCGACAAGGAGATCGCCCGCGAGAAGCGATTGCAAGAGCGCGAAAAGGCGTTGGCCACGGTCGCTGACCGTAACGCCGCAACGGACGCCGAGTTGCGTCAACGCAACGGCCAGGTCGAAAAGGCCGCTTTCCCTGTCACGTTCAAGCGTTGCCGACAACTTCGGAACATCACCGGCCAGGACGCTGAGAAGCGGGCGTATACCATCGGCATGTGGGCCTTGGCCGCGTTCAATAAAAACGCCTGGGCCGCCCAGTGGTGCCAAGATCAGGGTATCCCCCTCAAGCGGGTCAACGACAATGCCGACTGGGAAGGTCGCGCCAGCCAACAGGCCGAGAACATCAACTCGACCGGCGGCTTCCTCGTGCCCGACGTGCTCAGCGACATCATCATCGTGCTGCGCGAACAATACGGCGTCTTTCGTCGCGAGGCGAAAGTCATTCCGATGGGGTCTGACACCCTGACGATGCCTCGCCGCGATGCCGGCTTGACGGCCTACTTCACAAGCGAAAACACGGCCACGACCGCAAGCAACAAGGTCTGGTCGGCCGTTGAACTGGTCGCCAAGAAGCTTTCGGCGCTCGTTCTCTACCCGACTGAGCTGGCCGAGGACGCGATCATCAATCTGGCCGACGACTTGGCCGGAGAAATCGCCTACGCCTTCGCCCTCAAGGAGGATCAGTGCGGTTTTACTGGCGATGGAACCTCGACCTACGGCGGAATTACGGGCATTACCAACAAGATGCTCAACATCTCCAGCAACAAGTCCCTGGTCGTAGCCACCACGGGTCACACGACCTACGCCACGTTGACCTTGACCGACTTCCACTCGGCCACCGCTGCGTTGCCGCTTTACGCCCAGCCTGGCGCCAAGTGGTACTGCTCTCGGGCGGCCTTCGCGGCCTCGATGGAGCGATTGGCCTACGCTGGCGGCGGCAACACGACACTGACCATCGGCGGCGGGTTCGGCCTTTCGTTCCTGGGCTATCCTGTCGTGCTCAGCCAGGTGCTCGATGCCACCCTCGGCTCGAACGTCAACACGCTGGGCATCATCTTCGGCGACCTCTCGCTCGGCGTCACGATGGGCGACCGGCGCGGGATCACGATCAAGTCCAGCGACCAGCGATATTTCGAGTTGGACCAACTTGCGCTGCTCGGAACCGAGCGGTTCGACATCAACTGTCACGATGTTGGCACGGCGGCGGCCGCGGGGCCGCTTGTCGGCTTGCAGTTCCCGTCGTCCTAGTGAATTGAACTGAAACCGATCTCGGAGGATACGAAATGATTCATGCCCAAGATTCCAAGACCAAGCTGCTCATCGGCCCGTCGCAGATGACCAACTCGGCTACGCTCACGGCAAACGTGGACTGTATCGACGTTGATTACGCAACGGTCACGGTCAGTTGCTCCACCGGCGTGAACACGAACGCCGTCGGCCCGACGATCAAGCTGTTGGCATCGGACGACACGGTGGTCACCAACTTCGCCACGATCACGCCGACTGTCGTTCCAACGATCACGTCGGCGGCGAACGTCACAAAGTTCCTGGTCGATATGCGGTATCAGAAGCGATACTTGCGACTCTCGATTACCAGCGCCACGACCACGAATGACACCGTGACCGTGACTGGCCAAGTCGAGCTGTCGCGCCAGGGGCAATTGCCCGGCAGTACGGCCGCGATGGTCGCGACCACGAACGATACGGCGGTCATCGTGTGAGCGACTTAGAGCACGTCGAAATCTTGCCCGCGGGAGCCGGCTGGCTGGAAGGAACGTCCAGAAACGACACCAGTCAGTTCGGCGAAGACGGCTTGATTGAAGCGGCCCTATCTCACATTGGCGAATCCAATCGTTGGTGTTTTGAGGTTGGGGCAGGCGATGGGGCATTCTTGAGCAATACGAAACGGCTCAGGGATGCAGGTTGGAACGCCCTGCTTGTCGAGGCGGACGCTCAGCAGTTCGACAGATTGAAGGCCCATGAGTCGCCTAGTGTTCGAGTCATCCGAGAAACGATTGGCCCTTGGTCACTGGACAGGCTGCTTGCAGATCATGGCGCGCCAGCAGATCTGGATTTCGGCAGTCTCGACATCGACGGACAAGACTTTTGGGTTTGGTCAGGCATGAACAGGTATGCTCCGCGCATGATGCTCGTGGAATTTGAGCGGCAGCCAGGAACGCTGCCGATCTTGGGCGGACCGGGGCAAGCGGGGCGCAAGTTGATTGACGATTTGGGCCGCTCCAAAGGCTACACGCCAGTAGCGGCGACTTACGTGAACCTTCTTTTTGTAAGAAACGATTGCCTGTGACGACCGCGACTCAATGTCCTCTGCGCCTCAATATTGGCGCTGGCGACACGAAAATCGAAGGCTTCACGCCGATTGACCGCAAATTCGGCAGCGAGGCATTTCCGCTGCCCTATCCCGACAATTCGGTCGAAGAAATCCGCGCCAGTCACATTCTGGAGCACTTCAGCTTCGGCGACGGGATCAAAGCACTTTCCGAGTGGGTGCGCGTACTGAAGCCCGGCGGACGGCTGCGAGTCGCCGTCCCTGACGTCGACAAGGTGCTTGCCGCCAAGGGCGATCAAAACCGCCTTTTCTACCTGATGGGCGGTCAGTGCAATGCCGACGATTTTCACCGTTCGGCATTCGACGAGGAACGCCTCTGCGCCACGCTGGCGCAAGCCGGCCTGGAGCGCATTGACCGCTGGCACAGTCCGAACACGGACACTGCCGCCAGCCCGATTTCTCTGAACCTTGAGGGCTTCAAGCCCAGTGGCCCGCAAGAGCAAATCAAAATCAAGGCCGTGATGTCCATCCCGCGCGTCGGGTGGAACGACACCTGGGGCTGCGTCCAAGAGGCGCTGATTCCATTCGGCATTCCCCTTGAGCGCAATACTGGCGTTTTTTGGGGCCAGTGTATGCAGCGCTCATTTGAGCAGGCGCTGAAGACGGGAGTCGATTGGCTGTTGACGATTGATTACGACAGCGTCTTCACCGCGCAACACCTGGACCAGCTCATAGGCGACTTTGGCAGCCATCCTGAGATAGATGCTTTAGCCGCGCTGCAATGCCGCCGCGGAAGCGAATTTCCCTTAATGACCTGCGGCGGCGCGCAGGAAGCCGAGATCGGACGCGAGCCAATCAAAGTCACGACTGCTCATTTCGGGCTGACGCTGATTCGCATGGACGCTTTAGCAAAAGTCGCGAAGCCATGGTTCAAGGGGGAACCAGACAAGGATGGCGGATGGGGCGACGAACGACTCGATGAGGACATCTGGTTTTGGCATCAGTGGAGGCTTGCGGGGAACACGGTTTACGTCTCTCCCAACGCGCGCATCGGCCACCTGGAGCTGATGGTGTCCGAATTCGGCGAAGACATGCAGCCGCGACACGTTTACGTCGGAGATTGGCGTAAATCCAACGCAAAGGAAGGCAGCTGATGCACATTCGTTTCTTAATGCCGTGGAGGGCCGGGAACATGCTTTACGACCGCGGCCAAGAGTTCCCCGAGTTCGCTGGTGGCCTCGGCGACGAATTGTGCCGTCGCGGTATCGCCGAGATTGTGGAGGACCGCATCTTTGGCGAACAGCCCGAAATGGCCATGCAGGCGCCGGCCGAAGCCAGTGGCATGTTGGCCAAGCCGGTTCAGCGGAAGTATCGGAGATGATGCTTGACGCTCGTAGTATCGACAGAACCGTATGCCGAGCCGGTCGATGTGGCCGCAGCCAAGGCAGTCTTGCGCGTCGATATTCCCGACGACGACGCCATGATCGGAGGGTTCGTTGCAGCAGCGCGGCGAGTCGCGGAACCATATCACCGTCTGCAAGTAGTCTCGGCGACCTACAAGCTTTATTTGGACGCCTTCTATACCGACCCGATTTCGGGGGGCTACGACGGCCTCTATCTGACCCAACCGACAGCGATCGGCACGGCTCCATTCGGTACGCCTGGCTACCGCCCATTGACGGCGATGAGGATTCCGTTCGGTCCAATTACGAGCGTCGCGAAGATCGAGTACATCGACACCGACGGAAGTCTCCAGACGCTTTCCCCGTCGCTCTATCAAGTCGATTTGACGACCGCGACCGCTCGCATCAGCCCGAGTTATGGCAACTATTGGCCGTACACCCGCAGCATCTTAAATGCCGTGACGGTCACGTTCGTCGCGGGTATTGCAACGCCGTTCACGGTCAGCACGAGCAGCAGCACATTGACGCCTTTTGGCGCCAGCTTCGCGAATGGAGCCGTGTTGCGACTTTCCAACAGCGGCGGCCAACTTCCGAGCCCGCTCGCGACTTATACCGACTATTACGTCGTCAACGCGAGCGGTTCGACCATTCAACTATCCGCGACATTGGGCGGCTCGCCAATCGCGATCGGAACGACCGGAGCGGGGACGCAATTCATTGGCGTGATTCCGCCCACGATTGCAACCGGGATTTGCCAACTTGCCGCGCATTATTATCGGAACCGAGAGGCCGTCTCGAACGTGACGATGCTTCCCATTCCGCTTGGCATCGAAACGCTGCTCCTCTCGGAACGCCGAACGGAGTACGCCTGATGCTCGACCAACTCACGCTCGCCGCAGGCGACTTGACGCACCGCATCACGATCAAAAAGCAGGTTCCGACCTACGACGAGTACAACCGGCCCGTCAAGGTCACGGACGGCAGCGACTGGCAGGCAATCCAGCCTACCGGCTCATTCTGGGCGACCATTGAGCCGTTAAGCGGCCGGGAGATTCTGGTCGCCAAGGAAGTCGCGCCGAGCGCCACGCACATGATTCGCATGAGATACGTTGCCGGAATCACAGACAAGATGCAAGCCTACTTCGGCAAGGAGAAGTTCGACATCAACTCGATTATCGACGTGCTCAAGCGGAAGGTGCAACTCAAGCTCTACGTCACCGAAAGTCCGGGGGCGAGCTAATGGCTGGACTCATCGTCGATATGTCGGGAGATGTGGAACTCGTTCGCAAGATCGAGGCGCTTGGCAACGAAATCAAGCCGATTGCGGCCCGCGTGCTGACCGCCGCCGCCCAGCCGGTCTTGGCTCGGGCCAAGGCT